ATGTTAGCTTTAAGAAAGAAGCTGACAATGATGGGGCTTTTTTTCAAGTACCTATGTTAGGAGCATCTAATGGATAATCTATCAATCATCATTGCCGGAGCTTGTGGAGTTATTGCTATCCCTGTTCTACGCCAAGCGATTAAGTCTTACCGCGCTAAGAAGTCTGTTGCAGACATCGTGGTCGATTCGATTGAAGCTGCTATTGATCAGGTTGAGAAGAAGTGACACAGTCGGACTTCTTCACTTTCTACATCGCTAGTCTAGGTGTGTTCGGTGGTCTTGCTGGTTATGTCATCACGCATCTGCTGAACGAGATCAAAAGACTCAACACGCGAGTGGATGAGATCTATAACATCTTGCTTGACAGGTAGCATTGTGCTATGGCAAGAAAACCCACTAAGGCATTAGAGGATCAAGGCTATTCCAAGCTCGATGCTTATTGCATTGGCTTGCATGAGTATTGGAAGTCATTACGCAAGGCTGGATTTACTGAAGGCATTGCGTTATTCATGATCACAGATGTTCCCTCTTACCCTCGCTGGATCTTGCCAGACCCAATCGAACCAGAGAAGCTGGGCGATTACGAGGACGATGAGGATGACGATTAAGCGAATTGTCGTAGTTTCGGACTTACAAGTTCCATACCATGACAGGGTTGCAACTCGTAACCTTGCTTCATTCATCAAGAAGTTTAAGCCAGATCAGGTTGTCACCATTGGCGATGAGATTGACCTTCCACAGATAAGCAAGTGGGAAGAAGGGCGCATGGGCAGTTATGCCCAGACCTTAGATGATGACCGCAATGAGGCTGTTCAGCTGCTCTGGGATCTAGGCGTTACAGATTGCATCCGTAGCAATCACACAGATCGCCTGTATAACATCATCATGGCTAAAGTGCCAGCGTTCGGAGCATTGCCAGAATTACGCTTTGAGAAGTTCATGAAGTTCGATGAACTGGGTATCACCTTCCATAAGAACCCAATGCCTATTGCGCCTAACTGGATTGCAGTGCATGGAGATCACACACCAATCAAGCCACAAGGGGGCTTATCAGCCCTAGAGGCGGCTCGTAGGCATGGCAAGAATGTCATCTCAGGACATACTCACAGAGCAGGGCGTTCAGCCTTCTCAGAGGCTTCTGGGGGTCGTATAGGGCGTGTCCTGCATGGTGTCGAGGTAGGCAATCTCATGGACTTTAAGCAAGCTGCTTACACTAAAGGCGTAGCCAATTGGCAGCAAGCCTTTGCCATTATCTATGTGAACAAGTCTAAGGTTCAGGTGGATCTTATTAACATTGAGAAGGATGGAACATTCATCGTGGCTGGAAAGTCGTACGGACGAGCCAGATAATCGTTATCATTTCGTTATCAGAATGTGCTTGATTCGTCTGACACTTATGTCACACTAATTCTGTGAGGGAAACTCCCAAACAGTTAGGGCTAAGAATGGCGAACACAGACAAGCTGCTTCTGATCTGCATCTTTGGCATGATTATAGGCTTCATTATAGTTATCATAGATGTGCAAAAGACAGCCTACAAAAAGGGCGTACGCGATGGCTATCATCGAGGTCGCAGTTACAAGGGGCAGGAATGAGAGCCAATGAGATCCTCTTATCCGCCACAGACACTATCCGCGAGCGTGGTTTATCGTATGGTCACCCTTCAGATAACCTGCAACACACCGCAATGCTGCTCAGTGCATACCTACAGACACCGATCCATGACTATCAAGTCGCAGGGATCATGGTACTTGTCAAGCTTGCAAGGACTAATCAATCAGCCCAGCACATCGACAACTGGGTCGATCTATGCAGCTATGGCGCACTCGCTGGACAACTAGCCACAGAGGAGAACGAGCTTTATGTTTAACCTAGCCGATTACGAGACAGTAGAGGTGAGACTTGAAAAGTTTATTAAGGACTATCCAGATTTCCGTATTGCAACAGAGTTGGAAGTGGTCGAGGCAGATCGATACATTGTTAAGGCTTATCTTTACAAAGGGATTGGCGCAACTGTCGCGTGGGCGACAGGGTACGCTGAAGAAAAGATTACTGACAGAGGCGTTAATGCGACTTCAGCTCTGGAGAATTGCGAGACTTCGGCAATCGGCAGAGCACTTGCAAATGCAGGTTATGCAGCTAAAGGAAAGAGACCAAGCCGCGAGGAAATGAGCAAGGTCGTAACTTCTAAGCCAGTTAAGCCACCGGTGGCAGAAGTCAAGGCAGATGATCAGGATTATTGGACAACTCCAGTAGGTCAATACAATAAAGTAGTTGATGCTCCAGTCACATTAGAAAAGGCAATGGAGAACATTGCAGCTGTGATGGGTACAGGTGAAGCACAGGAAGCACCATCATGCAAGCATGGACACATGGCGTGGCGCGAAGGCACAAAAAATAACAAGGCTTGGGGTGGTTACTTCTGCTCTGTAGTCAATCATCAAGGGGGCGAGCCTAAATGCCCTACAGTCTGGTATTCACTTTCATCCAGTGGCAAGTTCGAGCCACAGAAGGCATGGGCATAACATGGGCTATGTAGAGATTTATAACATCGAAAAAGATGGCGAGTGGACAGATTTAGAGGATGTGCCTATGTATGACACGATCCTTTGTCAGCTGTGCAATGAACCAACACTAGCTAGTGACATCATCATTCCAGCCATCATTACAGATGGCAATTTAGTGGCAGGTACATGGCAATGCAGAAAGTGCCATGCAGTCAATGGATAAGGATGATCTGATAGCAATCTTGCACTCATTAACAATCGCTCTGGCTTTGCTGGGCGGTTATTACTTGGGAATGAGACATGGCTAGTCAAGCAAGAAAACATAGAGGCTTCCGCACAGAGCGCGTAGTCGCACAGTACCTATCGACTGTGTGGAGTGGTGCAACTGTCGGAAGGGGTAGCGGTAAGGACATTGTCAATGTTCCCTTTGATGTTGAAGTCAAGGCACGATCTGGCTTTCAACCATTGGCTTACATTAAACAATTAAAAGCTCGCACAGCTCTTTCGGGGGAATTGGGCTTTGGAGTGATACGACTAAACGGACAGGGTGAAGATGCGCGTGAGTATGCCGCCATCATCCGCTTAGAGGATCTCTTACCGCTACTCCAATTAAAGTATGGTCACATTACTAGCGAACCCACAGAGGCAGACATTGACCGCTGCACAGGCTGTGGGTCTTACATGATACAGAGGTGCTTAACATGCCAGCCTATGACTACCGATGCAACCAGTGCAATCTCAGTTCGGAGATCACTCATGGATGGCACGATAGACCAGTGATTCCATGCACCTATTGCAATGAGCCTATGGTCAAGGTTATAGCAGCTAGTCCAATACATTTCAAAGGAACAGGATGGGGCAAAGATTGAAACTACTGGATCTATTCTGTGGCGCAGGTGGTGCTAGTGAAGGCTATGCCAGAGCTGGCTTTGAGGTGACTGGCATAGATGTCAAGCATGGCAAGCGTTATCCTCACACATACATTAGAGGCGATGTTCGTGATTACCTCAATGTAGAGTTCTTGTCACAATTCGATGTCATTGCAGCTAGTCCACCATGTCAGACACATTCAGCGACTAAGCACTTACGCAATGCACAGGGTAAGACAACAACTAAAATCGACATGATCCCAGAAGTTCGTGAGGCTTTGATTGCTTCAGGTAAGCCTTATGTCATTGAGAATGTGCCTCAGTCACCGCTTATCAGCCCAATACAGGTGTGTGGCAGTGCGTTCGGACTAAAGGTACGCAGACACCGCCTATTCGAGTCTAATGTGGCTTTGAAGGGTACTGACTGCCATCATAAACAACAAGGCAAGCCGATTGGTATTTATGGCTCTATGCGTGATGAGATTCCCAATGGTGGTCACACAGCTAAGACAATGGCTGAAGCACATGATGCTATGGGCATCGATTGGATGATCTGGGGGGAATTAGTTGAGTCGATTCCACCTGCTTACACACATTACATAGGGCAACAGTTATCCACAGAACTTATCCACAGGGGGTTCAATAATGCAGACACGCCCAAGATTAACGCTGTTGCTTGACACTATCAGTACCATGTCTAGGCAGAGCCCTTCAGGGGCTCACCCCGAGCCGCTAAAGCGGAGAGCTCGGGGGGTGCTTGCATGTATTGGGATAGCTCTATGCTTCATGCCTGAAGCAGGGGGATCTAAACCAATGCGTTATGTGACTTATAAAGAGTATGCATTACATCTATTGCATTATGATTATGTTCAGCATAAATGCCTGACAAAGCTCTATGGTAAAGAGAGTGCTTGGAATCCTAAAGCAATTGGCAATCTGTCTGGAACTAAGAGAGTTTATGGAATACCACAGGGTAAGAGCGAATGGCTTAAAGACCAAGATGGTTACTCTCAGGTACGATGGGGATTGTCCTACATAGAACACAGATACTCCACACCATGCAACGCATTAGATCATTGGAAGGCTAAGGGATGGCATTAGATTTAGAAGCTACTGTTCAATGCAGTCGATGTGATACAGAGACACCTGAGTCTGAGCTGCTTGAAGTGTATGCATGGTGGGTATGTGGTAACTGTTATGATGAGATCTAAATGGCATTGAATCAAAGAAGGGTTAATGACCCTAGAGATAGCAGAAGATGGAGAGCCTTTCGGCTCACGATCTTGGCTAGGGATAACTACATTTGTAGGTATTGCTCAAAGGATGCAACGACTGTGGATCATGTGCTGAGTATTAAGGATGCACCTGACCAAGCGTTCAATCCTGAGAACTGTGTGAGTGCCTGTCAGCCATGCAATAG